TTTTCATGGTTGACTATATTACCAAATATGCTATAATATACTAATAATTATCTAAAAAACTATGGAAAAAATGCACACAGATTTGCCCAAAACCATTAACGAAGCACTCAAAATACTAGCATATAACGACTTTTTTTGGGGTGATCCCAATGTGCCTAGGATAAATCCACATCCAAAGGACAGATCAACAGTAATATCCCTTGCGGAATCTCAATACGCATGGACTGAAAAACAGGCACGACTTGCATTGGTGGTATTGAAAAGATACCTTACAAAATTCCAAAAACACGGGCTCGATATCAGTGACCTGTTGAATAATCCAAAGTATGACGACGACTTTAGGATAATAAATTTTGAAAAAGCGATCGATACCTGGACGAACGATTCGGGTGTAAAGCACATCATAATGAAGTTTCCATACAATAAAAAAATAATTCAACTAATACGTACTCTGAAAGATAAGAAACAAATGCCAAATGGATATGCAATGTATGACGGAGATAGCAAAAAATGGACATTGATACATTCTGATGTGACTGCATATTATTGCACACTGATAGCCGCAAGATATGATTTTGAATTTTTAGACAAAAGTATTCTACAAGACTATGACAAGGTTCATAAAGAGATTAAACATCACAAAAAACCTAGTGCAAGATTATTGTTAGGCAACATTGTAATTGATAATGCACCGGAAAGTCTTAAAGAGTATTGGGAGAGTAATATTAGAAAATTGCCTGTATTACAACAGGTTGATCATTTAAAAAACTTTGGAATCAGTGCTAAAAATTTATCAGTAAATGCAGACAACGATGTGGCCAAAAAAATAGCACACAACAATTATCATAAACTATGGATTGACTCAAAGTCTTACAAAAAAGAAACTGTGCTACAAGCACTAATAGAGCTAGATGCCTTTCCATTATTGATGCCATGCCATAGCGAAATGCAAGAAGAAAAAGAAGTTGAGGAGTTTTGGGATTGGCTTAATGTTTTCAAAAGAAATGGAATAGACATACTCAACCAATGTTCGTGGGGATTTGATTTAAAAGAACCAATTTACCGAAAGGATGTAGACAGGCACAATGAAAGGACTTACCTGATTGACAGTCAAAAGTCAAGACAGTACTTTGAAAACATGTTTGAACTACATCAAATGAGCAAACAATTTAAATTTATAGATAAAAATACCAAAATACTTTTTGTGAGAAACAGAATACCACGAGCATTAATCAAAAGTAATATCAAACCTAAAGCGGCATTGATAGCATTGGGCGGTGGTTATTATGCCACAGGTACAGACAACCTAAAAAGACTTCTTGAAAATCTTCCAAAAAAGTTGTATTATAGTGATCATCAGCCGAGCAGTTATGATTGGCATGATCAAGTGATAGTACAAATATAATGAGCAGTTGTAAACTAGTAATCAAGGACGAAGTAAATGTGAAGTTTGAGAACTTATCTCTCGAATGGCGTAAAAGATTATCAAACAAATTCAAATACGAAATACCATATGCAAGACATTTGCCTGCTGTGAAGTTAGGCAGATGGGACGGCAAAGTATCTTTCTTTGGATTAGGAGGCACAACATATCTTAATTTGGTGGACCAAATTATTCCAATACTAGATGAGGGTGGTGTCTATATAGACGTAGTAGACCAAAGAGAGAAACACGAGTATGAATTCAAAGCAGTGGACAAAAACTATCTGTCACACATAACATGGCCAGATAATCATCCCGCGGCAGGACAGCCAATACAATTACGAGATTATCAAGTGGAAACAATAAACAAATTTATTGAACATCCACAAAGCATACAAGAGATCGCCACTGGCGCAGGTAAGACCATTATTACAGCGGCACTGTGCCAACTGGTCGAACCATATGGTCGTACACTTACAATAGTTCCAAACAAAAGTCTTGTTACACAAACTGAAGAAGACTTCCTTGCTTGTAATCTTGATGTTGGTGTGTACTACGGTGACAGGAAAGAATTGGGTAGGTTCAACACAATAGCAACATGGCAATCACTTAATGTTCTAGAAAAGAAAAGTAAAGACGAACACACAACTGAATTCTTGGAAGCAATACAAGGAATCAACACAGTAATAATAGACGAGGTACACATGGCAAAAGCAGATGTGTTGAAAAGATTATTGACAGGGCCTTTTGCACATTGTGGGATACGTTGGGGACTGACTGGCACAGTACCAAAGGCTGACTACGAATTTATGGGTTTGAAATGCAGTATAGGAGAAGTGTCAAATAGGATACAGGCAAGCGAACTACAAGATAAGGGTGTATTGGCAAACTGTCATGTCAACGTTCTGCAGACACAAGACCATCCACAGTTTAAAACATATGCAGAAGAATTAAAATGGCTGACAACAGACGACACAAGAATGTCTTGGGTGGCAAACACAATTACAGATATTGCAACATCTGGTAACACATTGATACTTGTGGACCGAATATCCGCAGGTGAGATGCTTGAAAAGAAAATTAAAGATTCTGTGTTTGTATCAGGATCAACTAAAAATATGGATAGAAAGGAACAATACGATGAAATATCTACTGCAACAAATAAAGTTATTATTGCCACATATGGAGTTGCCGCTGTTGGCATTAACATTCCTAGGATTTTTAATCTTGTTCTCATAGAACCAGGCAAATCATTTGTGCGAGTAATACAGAGCATAGGACGAGGTATAAGAAAGGCTGAGGACAAGGACAGTGTACAAATATGGGATATTACCAGTTCTTGTAAATTTGCAAAAAGACACCTGGGGGCAAGGAAAAAGTTTTACAAAGAGGCCAATTACCCGTATAATATAGAAAAGATAAATTATGCAAATCCTTACATTAGAAGATAGAACATATAGATTAGAAAAAATTCCGGAATGGGTTGATGAAAAAATGCGATTCGCAGTTTTAGATAACTCAGATCCTGAGAATCCAGATTTCTTTTATATACCGCTTATATTTCTAGAAAGTTTCAATGCACCTGCGGCAGTTTTACAGATAGGCGAAAAGAGAATTAAAATGCCCTTAGATTGGAAAATGTTAATTGGAGAGGCAGGCCAATCTGAAATGCATGTGCTACCTATAACTAGTCTAAACGACAGAGGGTTCGATGCATTTACTTTCAATCCGTTATCAAGTGCTAAACCAGATTTTTTGCCTATTGACGTTGTAGATATCTACACCGAAGTAAAATGGTACTTTCCAAAAACCAAATCTGGTCAGTTGTTGGCGGTGCCTTTGACTAATGGCCCAAAACCAATATGTGCATATTTTGTTAAGGATATTTCAAGACAGTGCGAACAGGTGGACTATGGCTCGGTCTGGTAGAAGAACAATTAAAATAGATGCGCCATTAATGGTTACCAAGGATAAGATAGCCGTCTGGATGGATGATGGCAAATGGGCAATGAATTTTTTTGATTGGCTATCTAAAGCAAAACTTAATGATAAACTTTCGGGTTTACAACACATGAATAGTAAAATAAAATTAACATTTGTTACAGCAAAAGACTGCACAATGTTTGGATTAAAATATGCCGGCAGAAAAAAATAGAAAATTTTTTGATTTAAGGAATGGACTGAAAGCCGTTGACTTCAGAAACAAAGACTACTTTGACCGTATAGATGATAAGGAAAAATCATTATATTCTCCATACATGCTGATGAGATATGTAGCAAGTTGTTCATCAAAGGACCCTTTCTTTGTAGAACACTATGTGGAAATGGTCAATGAATGTGTAAACAAACACTGCTTCTCGCTAGGTTCAAAACATAAAAAATTATTATGGATTCTGACGGCAATGTGTGGCACATTACAACAACAGTTTCATCCATGGATCAAACCCATGAAAAGGGTACCTAACAAAACTTTAAAAAAATTACAACAGATTTATCCTACATGGAAAGAATCTGATCTAGAAACGTTGGATAAAGTTATTACAGATAAAGAACTAGAGGAGTTATTCGAAGCACATGGCATCGACAAATAAATGTACATACTGTGGCAAAACTTTTGCAAAAGAGAGAACGTTGCAAGTACACCTCTGTGAACCTAAACGTAGATATCTGCAAAGAGATGAGAAATGGGTAGTAAATGCTTTTATGGTGTTCCAACGGTTCTATCAGATACATCAACACAATTCAAAACCAAAGACTTATGACGAATTTGTAAAAAGTGCATACTACAATGCTTTTGTCAAGTTTGGAAGATACATCATGCATATCAATCCTTTGTACCCAGAAAAATATATTGAATTTGTTCTGCGGTCAAAAATAAAACTAGATCATTGGGCAAGAGATGATTTGTATGAAACCTATCTTATAGAGGCAGTCAAGACTGAACCTGTTGAGGCGGCACTGCAAAGAAGCATAGCCACAATGATGGATTGGGCAACAGAACAAAATGCACAATGGTCAGATTACTTCAGACTTGTTAACA